CTGAGCTGGTACCAGACGATCACGAAGGGCCAGGGAATCGACTTCGCGACCTCCATGCACCTGTGGTTCGACTACGGAATCACCGCGTTTCGCGCGGTCTTCCGGATCGATGGTGCGTCGGTCGTCAGGAGCGCAATCACCCCGCCGAACAGTGCCGTCACCCGGTCTCCGTTCGTTCGGCTCGAAGCCCGCACGTAAGCGGTAACCAGATCTCATATACACAGGAGAGAGTGAAGTGAACACGAAATTGAGTTCAATTCTGGCGGTTTCCGCCTTCGAGCTGGACGCCGAAGGCCCTGCCGACGTCGGCTGGGTGGCGATCGAAGAGTTCAGCGCCTTCATGGCGGTCGTCATGCGGTCGGTCGGCACCGGCGGTCTGGATGACTTCCGGATTCTCGGCAACACGGCCGCAGATGGTTCCGGCACCGATGTGGTTCTCAAGGACTACGCGGACGTCGGCACCGCGGCGGATGTGAATGCAGTCGGTGACTGGGCGATGCTCGAACTGACGCAGGCGGATATCGATGCCGCCAAGTCGGTCGAGACACCGATCAAGGGTGTGTCTGTATCCCTCGGGCATGTGACGGGGACGGATGAAAGTGTCGTTTTCTACATCCGTGCAGCCGGTAGGGAACACCACGCATTGCTGACGCCGCAAGACGCCATCGCCTGATCCTCGGGTCAGCCATTCAGCGGGGGCCGCAAGGCCCCCGTTTTACATGAGGGTGAAGTCATGAAGAGAGTACGTTTTGTGAGCGACGCAAATGCGATCCTCGAGAGCGGTCCGCAGACGCTGTTCAACACCGGCGACGTGCAGGATCTGAATCCGGCATCTGCTGATCGCTGGATTCGCCGAGGCGTCGCGGTAGATGACCCGGACGGAAAGGTTGGCAAGGCAGCGAAGAAAGCCGCGAAGGCCGAGGACGGAAAGAAAGACAGCAAGTCGGCTGCCAAGGCGAAAGAGTAGGCCGGCGTGCAGCAACTGCTGATCCAGGCCCCGACGGTCGAGCCGATATCCATCGCGGGTGCAAAGGCGCATCTGCGGATCGATATCGATGACGAACACGACCTGATTGAAGGCTGGATCGGTATGGCGCGCGAGGTTGCCGAGGGCTACACCCGGCGCGCGCTCGTCAGGCAGGCATGGCGGGTCACCTACGACCGATTCCCTGCGGTGATCGAACTGCCGGTACTGCCGGTCCGGAAGGTCACTGCGATCCAGTATGTAGACTCGGCGGGAGCGACGCAGACGTTGTCTGCGGCGCTGTACCAGGTCGATCGAACGACGTCCGACCGATCGCGCATCATGCCAGTGTACGGCGAGGTGTGGCCGCACACGCAGCCGAAGACGTTCGGGGCCGTGACAGTGGATTTCATCGCCGGCCACACCGTGCCCTTTACAACCGACTTCGCGTCGGACGTGAATGCGCTGGCCGCGATCGCGCATCCGTTCGAGGACGACGACGTCCTGCAGTTGTGGAACCTGGACGGCGGTCTGCCGGCTGGGCTGGCGGTGCGAACAAACTACCACGTGGTCAATGCGACGGCGGATGCGTTCGAACTGGCGGCGACCCAGGGCGGCGCTCCGATAATGTTGACGAGTGACGGCACGGGCGCACACTTCGCCGGACTGATTCCCGGGCCTATCGTCAGCGCCATGAAACTGCTGATCGGTCACTTCGACCGGAACCGTGAAGAGACGGCAGCAACGCTGATGCACCGGATTCCGTTCGGTATCGAGTCACTGATGCTGCCGTATACGAGCATCCGCTACTGATGGACGCGGGCGGGCGCAACCAGCGCATCACGATCCAGAAGCTGCACGACCAGGCGGATGACTACGGCGACACCAAGGAACTGTACACCGACGTCGCCACCCTGTGGGCGAAGAAGATCGAGAAGTCCGGCCGCGAGCAGCTGCAGTCCGAGCAGGTTTCCTCGGAGCATACGTTCGTGTTCGAGATCCGCTACTACAGCGGACTGACCACTAAACACCGCGTGCTGTGGCGAGACCTGGTGCTCGACATCGTCGATATTGCGAATCCGGACATGCGGCGCCGCCTTCAACACCTGACCTGCGTCGAGCATGGCTGATGGCTATCAAGGTTGAGGGCCTGAAGGAGCTCGACCGAAAGCTGTCGATGCTGAGCAAATCGGTCAGCGGAGCAACCGCAAGGAAGGTCATGCGCGGAGCCATGATGGATGCCGCGAGCCCGATCTGGAAGGCGGCCAGGGCGAACGCAAACGCGGTAGGTATCCGCGGTCTCGATTCCGGGGCACTTGCGGCGGCCATGGGCCGCTGGTTCAAGATCGTCCGTCCCAACACCTTCATGTTGTGGATCGGTCCGCGTTCCCGATCGAAGGCGGGCGTCGCGCTATGGACCTCGAGGCACGGGCGGGAGCCGAAAGGCGGTCGCCTTCGGCACGCGCACATGGTCGAGTTCGGCACGAAGAAGGATCCAGCACAGCCGTATCTCCGGCCGGCGTTCTACCAGAACGTGCGCCGTGCGGTGACGATCTTCTCGACAAAACTGCGGGCGCGCATTGAAAAGGCCGCACGCATCGGCCGGGTGGGGCTGTAATGACGTTGCACGTCGATCTGGTGGCCTACCTGACAGCACACTCCGGCATCGAGCTCGCGGTCCCTGGCGGTGTGTTTCACGAGACCTATCCGCAGCAGCAGGAAACGTTTCCGGTTATGACCCTGCAGAAGGCGGGCGATCTCGAGACCGATATCGACATGGAATACCCGGACGAACCGACGGGCGACATCCTCAATGAGGCCCGCTACCAGTTCGACATCTGGGGCATAACCACCGAGCAGGTCAAAGACGCGGAAGACGCGGTGCACAGCGTGCTGCGCACGCTTCGCGGTGTCATCGGTACGACTCGCATTCATCGATTAGAGCGGACCAACAGTCAGGATCTCGGCGAACGATTCGGCGACAAGCGTCGACGCCGGGTCTCGATGGACTACGTGATCACATTCAGTTAGGCAAACACCGCTCGCGCAAGCGGCTTTTTTCGTGCCCATGGCGGGCAAACCCAGGAGCAAGCAATGGCAAAGGTACTCTCGAAGACCAAATTTTACATTGGTCAGGGTGACCCGGACACGACAACGCCTGCGGCGGATACGTTCGATCGGGTCGGCAATCTCATAACGACCACCGGTCCGGAATTCACCAAGGACGACATCGAGCACACCGACATGGACTCGGTGCTCAAAGAGTTCTTCGGCGATCTGGCTAACCCCGGCAATTTCAACTTCACGGCGAATCGCAATTTCGGCCAGGTGGGGCAGACAGCGGCGCGCGCGCTCGTGCAGGGCCAGGAACAGCGCAACATGAAGGTCGAACGACTCGATCCGGCCGACGATTCGGTCCTCGAGACGGCGGACTTCCGCGGCGAGGTCATGGAGTGGTCGGAGGAAGCCTCGCAGGGTGCGGCGTTCACGATCACCGGCCGCTGCAAGATTTCTGGCGCCGTGACCTTCAGCTGATAGCGGCGTTCATCAATCCAATCGAAACTCATACGAGGACATTTCAATGGCCGATCTCACAATCACCGCCGCGAGCGTGGTCAAGGGTGCTACCGCTACGGTTCAGGAAGGAACTGCAGGCGCCGCCATCACTGCTGGCATGTCGCTGTACAAGGATTCTTCGGACAGCGACAGCCTTAAGGGCGCGCAGCATGACGGCACGGAAGCCGAAGCCGAATTTGTCGGCATCGCTCTAAATGATGCCGCCGATGGGCAGCCAGTCAAATACGTCAGCAAGGGTCCGACCACGCTCGGTTCAGTGTTGACAGCCGGTGTTACCTACGTGGTCGGCGCCGGCGCCGGCGGCATTGCGCCGGATGCCGATGTTGGCAGCACGGATTACAAGACAGTGATCGGTGTAGCTCTCTCCGCCACGTCCCTCCAGGTGAATCCTATCGTCAGCGGAGTTGCGCTGGCATGACCGAGCTCCTGAAGGAAACCGTGAAGGTCCGCGGCGAGAAGTACACGGTGCGCGAGATGAAGGGTACCGAACGCTACAAGTGCATCGACATCCAGGAGAAGGAAGGCAATGCCGGCATGGCGGGCTTCATCCTGAAGCGCTGCATCGTCGAGCCGGCCAAAGTCGACTGGGACAACCTGCCAACGCAAGTGGTCGAGAAGCTGGTGACGACCGTGATGCGGCTGTCCGACCTGGGTGATAAGGCCCTGGAGGATGCCGAAAAAAAATCCGAGGGAACTTCGAACTCATAGTCTGGCACCGGCTGACCGGCTACCTCGGCTATCGCAGCCTGCAGGCGTGCATGGATGGCGTATCGAGTTCGGAGTTCACCATGTGGCTCGCATGGTACCGGTTGTTTCCTTACGACGAGGGTTTTGCGGACGTGATTGCAACGCTTTGCAACATCCACCGAGACCCGAAAAAGCACCCAAAGGGATTTACCCGCGCCGACTTCCTGCCTGGATGGCAGGAGGAGCCGGTCGAGGACGGGGGCGCGAACCTGTTCAACATGCTGAGGCTGCTGGCAAAAGACGATGGCTAACATTGCAACACTGACAATCAATCTTGTCGCCGAGACCGCGCGATTCACAGTTGCACTGAAGAAGTCCAGTAGGGAAGCAAATAAATTCGCCGGCAATGTGAGGCGAACACTCGGTACTCTGGCCGCACTCGGCGGTACGACATTCGCCATCAAGGGCATTGTCGACGCTGCCATAAAAATGCAGCAGTTCGAGCGCGCACTCAAGGTGGCAACCGGGTCCGCCGACGGTGCCAGGCGCGAGATGCAGTTTGTCACCGATACGGCAAACAAGCTCGGCTTGAGTCTGGAAATAACCGCGCAGTCGTACTCGAAGTTGGCCGCGGCCTCCAGAGGCACTGCGCTCCAGGGCAAGGCTGCCCGGGATATCTTCGTCGGTATCAGCGAGGCGTCCCGCGTTCTCGGATTGTCCGCTGCGCAAACGGGCGGTGCCCTGACAGCGATCGAGCAGATTATCTCGAAAGGCAAAGTCTCGGCAGAAGAATTGCGCGGCCAGCTGGGCGAGCGGTTGCCGGGCGCCTTCCAACTTGCCGCCCGATCGATCGGTGTGACGACGTCCGAACTGGACGTCATGCTGCGGAAGGGCGAGCTGCTCGCCGAGGATCTGCTGCCAAGCCTTGCAAAGGAGCTCCACGATACCTTCGGACCGGAAGTGGAGGCCGCGGCCAACGATGCCCAGGCAGCCCTGAACCGGTTCAGCACGGCGGTCTTTCAGCTGAAGGTCGCAATAGCCGAGAGCGGTCTCCTGGATGCAATGGCGCGCCTGGCCGAACTCGGCGCGGCTACTGCTCAGGGGCTTGGCACCGCGTTCTTTAACGCCTCTCCTTTCCCGTTCGAAAAGGAGATTGCAGACGCACAGGACAGGCTGGACGAACTGCGGTCGAAACTTCAGTCATTCAATCAGGCCGGTCCGTCGTTTTTTAAGACATTCTCTCGAGAGAATCGCAAAGACATCGAAGCGGAGATTGTCGAGACCGAGCGACTGATAAAGGTGTTGACCGGCAAGCAAAAGATAGCGATTGGTTTGCGCCCGCAACGCCGCGATCCGTTTCAGGCATTCGGAAGTTTCGACAAGGCGAACGCTGAACTGGATGCCTTCATTGCCGAGGTTGACAAAGATACAAAAGAGGCTGCCGAGAAGTTCTTCAGACACTTCGAAACCGCCGAGCAGGAAGTTGCACGAAAATTTGCTGAACTGGACCTGTTCGCGCACCTTCGTGATCCGGAAGAAATTGCCCGTATTCGTAACGACATTAAAAGCATCCTGACCGAGGGCATCGAGGAAATCGACCTCAATCAGATTCGATCAATGCGCCGGGTTGCAGAGAAAATAAAGATTGAAATGTCCGAGTTCGCGAAACAGGCGGCGCGAAATATGCACGACGCTTTCGCCGACTTCTTTTTTAACCCGTTCGAAGACGGATTGAAGGGCATGCTGCGCTCGTTCGTCGATGTCATACGTCGCATGGTGGCAAATCTGCTGGCATCGAATCTGCTGAATTTTCTCGGCAGCCTGGGCGGCCCGTTCGGGAATTTCTTCAAACTGGCCGGCGGTGGTACTGGCCCGAATGCAGCACTTGGTGGCTTCCGACGAAATAAACCTTTCATCGCCGGCGAGCGCGGCCGGGAACTTATATCACCGGGCGCCGGATCTACGGTGACGCCACTCGGTTCCACCTTCATGTTTGAGACCAATATCAACGGGGGTGCCGGCCTTGATGCGGCGACGTTGATTCCGATTCTCGAGCAGAACAACCGCAAGCTGAAGTCAGAGTTCGTCGATGAACTCGAGCGTCGGGCGTACGCGTGAGCATCTTCGATCTGACCGTTGTCCCGAACTCGGTCGACGTCCGTTGGCCGGGAAATACTGGCCTGTTTCCGTCACCCCTGATTGCTAGCGCCCAGACCGTCGACCGCGGGGGGTTAAAGGTAGGTCTGGTCTACAACTATTCGGCATTGCGCGGCGACGTTCGGGCGGACCTGATGGGCACAATCGCTGCCCTGGAAGGCCAGTCAAATCGTCTGCGCGTCCCAATAAAGGACAACCCGAAACGTGGCGCTTACGGCGGTACACCACTGGTCATCGGCGGGAGCCAGACCGGTAAAACGCTCGATATAGACGGTTGCACCGCAAACATCAGCAACTGGGGCCGTAAAGGCGATTGGTTCTCTGTCGCTGTCAACGGCGAACACGAGCTCAAGATGTTGACAGCCGATGCGAACACCGACGGCGATGGCGAAACCACGCTGTCATTCGTTCCCAGACTCCGGGATTCGCCGGCCGACAATGCGGTGATCTTCGTCGAGGACGGCGTGCTTTCTATACCGCGCGGCATATTTGTACTTGCCAGTTCAACGCCAACCTGGAGTTCACGGCCAGGTCATCCCAGCAAGATAACCGCGCTTTCGCTGGATCTGATCGAAGACGTGTTCGCGACCCAGGCATGACCTCAAAGCGCAACATCTCCACGCTGAACGAGGCGGCGGCGAATGCCAAGGTCATCCGGCCCGTCATGTTCGCCCGGCTCGACTTCGATTCCGGCGTGCAGCGGTTCCATACCCACATCGGACCGCGGGACGCGACGCACCCGGTGCACGGCTCGGAGACGTACTTGGGCGTCGGCGATTTCGGAGGAATCACCGCGGACCTGGTCGAGTCGGTGTCAAGTTCTCCGCAGCCCTTGCGGATTGCTATCAGCGCGGTCAAATCGGCGTTGATCGCTTTGGCTCTCAGCGACGATTACCACGGCCGGGACGCTGAACTGATGTTCGGCTTCGACGACGAGAATGGCGACCTGGTCGACGACCCGGTCATCCTGTGGTCCGGGTTCATGGACAAGGTCGACATCGCGCTTGGCGAGCAGACCGCCGAGATGACACTCACCTGTGAGTCTAGGGCTACGCGCGGCTTCTCGGCCTCGAATCTCCGTTTCACCGACGAGGATCTGCAGGCGGCATTCACAGGCGACCTGGCCGGCGAGTACATCTTCAGGATGCCGGACCTGACCATCAAGCTCGGCGATTCCACTGCGCCGCTGGGCTCTCCGCCGCTGCGCGGTTTCGCTGCGCCGTCGTCCGGGTCCGGCGAGCATCGATGAACGTTGAGGCACTATCCAGATATCTGTCGCAGGCTGCGCAGCAGCCGGCCGCGCTCGGGCGTCTCGACTGCGTGCGCTTCGTGGTCGAGGCGCTGGTCATCGGCTGGGGTCGTGACTACCGCCGGCACCTCGAGTACTCGGACCGGCGCACGGCCGTCGCCCAGCTCAGGCGCCAGGGCGGGCTGATGGATGCTATCGACCGGGCGCTCGGTCAGAACCTTCCGGCGACGGATCTCGGTCCCGGGGACATCGCCTATTTTGACGATCCCTGCATCGGCATCATCCTGCCGAACCACGTGCTGGTGAAGGTGCGGCGCTGCATCCTGCGGGTGCCGATGGATAGCGTCCGCTGCGGTTGGAAGACGTAGATGGGACCGTTCCTGGGGGGGGTCCTGAAGTTCGGCGCGGCGCTGATTTTCGGCGCCGGTGCGGGCGCATCGGCGGTGTACGCGCTCGCGGTCAACGTTGCGCGGCTCGCAATCCTGTCCTACGCGTCGAAGGCGCTGGCGCCGAATCTCGACCTCACGCAGGTCGCGCAGGACAAGCTGGTCACGATTCGCTCGACGGTCGCGCCGCAGGCGTTCACCTACGGGCGCGACATGCTTTCCGGCCCGGTCATTTTCGCCAACAACGAAGGCGTGAGCCCGGACAGCCTGCACCGGCTGGTGGCCCTGCACGGCCGGGAGATCGACGGCTTCAACGCGTTCCGGATCGACGACAACGACATCGTCATACCGACCGACATCCCGGACGACTCGGACACCGTGAGCGGCGGGCTGTATGCCGGTGTCGTGGATATCGACACGCGCACGGGTGCCACCGATCAGACCGCGATCTCGGCGTTGACCTCGACATTCCCGAGCTTGTGGACCAGCGCGCACCGTGCCCGTGGATGGTCGCTGTTGTTCACGAAGATGACGCCGGAGGGCAACAACGAGGCGTTCGAGACCGGCATTCCGCAAAACCTTCGGGCCGATGTCGACGGCCACCTGGTTTATGACCCGAGGCTCGACAGCACCCAGACCGGCATCGGCGGGAGCGGCGCCCATCGCGTCGACGATCCTTCCACCTGGGAGTGGTCTGACAACCCGGCCTTGTGCTGGGCTGACCATAAGATATGGGTCCAGGTCGGCTACGGCGAGGCGCCAGCGCGGGTCAACTGGGCGAGCGTCGCCACCGCGGCGGACATCTGCGACGAATCTGTCGACGTCCCTGGCGGCACGCAAAAACGCTACACCTGCAACTTCACTTTCTACGCCGACATGGAGCGCGCCCAGGTAAAGGACATCATCGTCCAGTCGATGATAGGCCGGGAGGTGTTCTCACAGGGTCAGTGGCACGTTTGGGCGGGCGCGCAGCTGACACCGGACGTAACGCTTTCCGAAGCCAACCTGGCCGGCGGCATCCAGGTCCAGGCATCCGCCGGCTACAAAGAACGATTCAACCGGGTGCACGGCACCTTCATCGACCCGACCCGCGACTACACCGCGAACCCGTACCCGGAACAGCGCGACTCGACCTACGAGACCGCCGACGGGAGCGCGATTTACCGCAAGCTCGACCTGCCGGCCTGCAACAACAGCTTCGAGGCGCAGCGGGCGGCGATCATCACGCTGCGTAAGTCCCGCAATCAGCGTGTGGTCGTGTTCGAAGGCAACTGGTCGTGCTTCAGGATCCTGCCAGGTTCGGTGGTAGCGCTCGACTGCGCGGAACTCGGCTGGACCGGCGAGGTGTTCTTCGTCACCGAGTGGTCGCTGCGCAAGGATCAGAGTGGCGTGACGCTCGCCATGGTGCAGGAGCAGAACGTGTGGGCCGACCCGGACACCGGGGACTACACGACGCGGACGCCGACCGGTGAACTGATACCGCCGTCAGCGCCAGATGTGGCTCTGTCGGATGCCACAATCCACAACAGCTTGGTGGAAGCTACCTGCCATGCTGGGATACGGCTGACATCTGACGGCTTCCTCGAATACAAGACCGCCGGCGGCGGCTGGACGCGCGCGGGCGTACCTCTCGGGCAATGGCGTCGGCGGGGCCTGGCGGAATGGTGGGTGCGCTTCACAGAGAACTCGGGAACGCTCGATACTGGCACCGCGGATACATGGCAGGCGCTCAGTACAACCAGGGAGGCATCGATCGAGCAGATAAGCGAAGGGGTCAATGCCGCGAACGTAACTGCGGAAATTTCGTCAACGTCCGACGGGTCGAACGTGCAGGCGAGCGCTGTCTTCGACCTCGAGGCTGAGTACGTCGTTCCCGCACTGGTGGCACTGAGCGGTGGCACGGTATTCCATAGTCATCCTGATGATGATGGGGTCAATGCGAGTTGTACGCTTGCATTCTTCCGCGATGGACGGTGCATGGGAGGTCACAGTGTTTCACCCAGTATCGTGAATGCTGGCGAGTGGTGGGCAGATGAACCGGACGCGTCAAATCCTGGTGACAATTATGACGTGCGATGCGCATCGATCAGTGAAGGCACATTCCAGTCTGAAGCTGCAGCTGTGGGCACGTGGACCACGATGACAGAGGCTCGCAACTGGAACGTGGTCAGAGCGTGGTCTTCTAACCCTCCAGGAACTACGCAAGTGATTGCCACGTGGGAGATAAGGGCGACAGGTGACGGTGACAACGTCATCGCCAGCGCGGAATACACGCTGCAGGCCATTCTGACTTAACAGGCAACGCGATGATCAAATGGAAAAAGGCCACGACCTGGTTGGTGCTGGCGTTCGTCGTAGTGTTCATCGCGGTGCGCTGCCAGGAGTCGAAGGCCGACACGATTTTCGAACTGATACCAGCGACCGCGTTTATCGCTGGCAAGCACTACACCGGCGCCGGCATCAGTATTACCGAGCGCTTTGCCGATCGCTACGACGTCGCCGCAATTCTGATGACCGAACAGCACTGCGACTGCAAACGCGGGAATGCAGTCGGCAACCTGGGCGTGCACGCACAACGCATCGTGCAATGGAAGCGGCTGGAGCTCGGACTCGGCGCCGCGTACTGGCAAAACCAGACACCGGCCTGGTCGTCGAACACGACCTTCGCCCTGTCGTGGGGACTGAACTTCGGGAACGTCGGCATCCGTCATCGCCACTACAGCACTGGAGGCGCTTCAGATCGCAATGGAGGGCTTGATCTTTTAACCATCGGTTACCGTTTCGAATGAACGTCACGGCGCTGGCAGTTGCCCGTACCTTTTCCGACGTGCGCGAGATTCCAGGCGAGCAGCATCATCCGGCCATAATCTGGTTCCATTCTCTGGCAACCATGAAGGCGACCACGGATGAAGTCGCCTGGTGTTCGTCTATGGTCGTGGCGATCTGTCATCTTCTGGATTTGCCGAACTCTTACTCGGCAGCGGCCCGCTCGTGGTTGCGAGTCGGCTACGGTATTCCTCTCAAGATGGCAAGACCGGGTTTCGATGTAGTTATTTTCAAGCGCGGCGGTGGCGACCAGCCGGGACCGGAAGTGATTTCCGCGCCGGGTCATGTGGCTTGGTATCTGAGTCACGACGACTCGCAGGTCGAGGTGTGGGGCGGAAATCAGAGTGATGCGGTAACCGCGGCGAGGTTCCCGCGGGAACGGGTTCTCGGCATCAGGAGGCTGTACGGATGAATTGGGCGGCGACGAAGGAAATTTTGAACTTCGCCAGGAAAATGCCTGCCGGGGCCACTGTCCTGTACATGATCGCGGTGACTGTCTTTCTGGCTTGGGCGCATTTTTACGGCCATGCCAAATCCGACGAATTGGCCAAAGTGAAGAAAGATATCGTGTCTTTGCAGGACGACGTGAGCACTATCAAGGATGACGGCCAGAAGGCGCGCCGGGAACAACTGGAAGGGCAAATGTTTCAGGCCCGAGTCGATCAGTGCAAGGCATTAAACGATGAACTGAAAAGGCTCTACGCAAGCCGTGTCGCCAGCCTCGAAGTCAAGTATATCGAGGCTGGCGGCAAAGATTACAGACTTCCAACTTGTGCGGATCTCTGATGATGGATCGCTTGCGGAACGCCGGAAAATGGCTGTGGGCATTTGTAGCCGCGACTGCTCTGGTTCTGGCAATGCTGATGGCGGCGGTGGCCAGAAGTCGCCAGGCAAAGCACGACAATCGCCTGAAGGATCTGCAGGACGACCAGAGTACCCGGCGCTGGGAGAAGGTCGGCAAGGAGGTCGAGGCGGCCCGCAAAGCGGCGGAGACTGCGAAGAAGAGGAAAGAAAATGCCGAGAAAAGGCTCGATGAACTGTCGAAGGTGGACCCGGATATGCGCGATCTGCTCAGTCGCTACAACGCTGATCGGCTGCCAAAGCGCTCCGACCCTCCCTGAGTGGAGCGGCGAGCGGGCAACCTTCGAAATCGCCAAGCCGCTGCCGGAATGTACCTGGCCCGAGATCTCCGAGCAGGTCCTGCGGAGCGGCGAATCCGTCTATGCGATCACGTCCGAGGGCTTGTCGCAACAGGCGATCTGCAAGGAAACCGAACGCACGAACCATGCCATCGCCGCCGGCAACGCGGAGGCAGCAGGGCATCTGCAGGCGGCGTATAACGAAGCCCTCGACGAAGGGCAGGCCCAGCGGGAGATCGCGATGTACTGGCTGGAAGACGCCGAGCAACGACGTCGGCACGTCTCGATTGAACTCTGGACCTACAAAGGTCTACTCGCCCTGGTGGCGATCGCGACTATTCTCTGACAGCGGCCGGCAGTGGACGTTACTACCGAAGGACCGGGTCGTCGTTCCGGATGGTAGTGAGTTCGGAGAAGGCGACCAGGTTGCGCAGGTCCGCGATCGCGTAGTGCTGCGACATGCTCTTTTTGTTATGCCCGAGCAGCGAGTCCCTATCTTCCGCCGGAACGCCGGCCTGCCGCAGCCTGTAGCCGTAGGTGTGCCGCAGGTTGTGGATACCCTTCTTTACCAGCTTCTCGTCCGGTAGTCCGGCCATCACCCACGCCTTGTTAAATACCTTGCTGACCGTCATTCGTGGGAAGACGTAGCCCGGGCGCGGCCGTCCCTGAAAGTGACCGTCGCGCATGTAGCCGACGACACGGGCGGAGATGCTGTTGCAGATGATCGGGCGGTCCTCGCCGTTCTTCGTATCGCGGGCGACGAACACCGTCACGCCGGCGACGTCGATCTGGTCCTTCCACTTCAGGTCGAAAATTTCTTCCCGCCGGCAGCCAGTGTTTACGGCGAAAAGAACGATTTTTTGCAAATCTCCGACCAGCCGCTTGAAGACGTTGATCTGTTCCGGCCAGGAAAGGACATACGCCTTCCGCGTCGGCCCCTTCACCCGCTCGATCTTCGGCGCCGACGGTATCCAGCGCCACACGTGCGCGGCCCTGCGGAGCACGACGGTCGTCACGCCGATTTCCTTGTTGACCGTACCCGCCATGACCTCCTCGAGACGGGCGCGCTTGTATGGCTGCAGGGTTTCGTCGTCGACGTCGATGAGTGGCAACTGTGCAATCCGCTCCAGAACCGGATCAAGGGCGTACTGCTGGCGCGTGAGGCACTTGCCTTCGAACTCGTCGAGGTATCGTTCGGCGGCGTCGCCGAAGGTCTTGTCCTTGAACCGCTCGTAGCGGGCGAAGATGCTGTCCATCAGGCGATTCTAACCCCGTTCGAAATGTCCACTGTCCACATCACGGGATTCCGTAGGGGCCAGCCCCGGCGGCCTT